CCTATGCCTTGTGCAAAAGTTTCAAAACCAGTTACTGCTGCTCCAAGTGCCATTGCACCTGTACCAGTAGTTGTGCTTGTTACTTTTACTCTGTCGTTTATTACCAACGCCATAAATTTTTCTCCTTATTATGCCATACTAATAATAGCATTAGCTGGAGTAGTTGGATCAGGAAACGTAATTGTGAAATCACCATTCGTTGCTGTCTTACTACCACCAAAATCTAAAACTACCACTAATCTGTTTGCTACTGAATCAACAGTATCACTATTATATATTGCTGCATAAGCCGCTGAAAAAGTTGCAGACGACCAAGTTACATTGCCAAAGTCAACTGAAGCGACTGCTGTACTTGAAGCAACTCCGTTGTTAGTTAAAGTTTTAACTGCGTAGTTAGAACCTCCACCGGAACTTACTTCATCTGTAGCTGAATAGACAGTGCTTGCTGTTGTATATGGAAATGATCCTCCTCCAACATATAAAGATAATTTAAAAGTGTTTCCTCCAGAATTAGCAAAGTCGTGTTGACCTTGAAAGAGTGCACCTCTAAATGAAAAGGGTATAATGTTAGCCATATTTTTTTCTCCTTATTTATTACTTGATGGGTTCTTAGACTCTAAAACAGTACGAATTACACCATCACCGTATTCATCTCTGCGTCTTCTACCTTGTTGTTCAATGGCATAAGACATTAAAGCTTTTTCATAAGCTCCTGAGTAGTATTGTAACATATCTTGAGGACCTTTCAAGTATCCATATGCATTTACCAGACAAGCGTATAAAAGTAAATCTTGATATTTATTTGACAAATAAGTTCCATTTGTAGCCGGAGCAGGAGTCGATGTAGTGTCAGTAATTGACTCAGGCTGTTTATTATAAGCTAATGTAATTTCATAGGTTTTATCAGGTGTTGGTGCTACAACCCAAAATTCTTCATCCCAATTAGCATAATATTTAGGAATATCTACTGATTGTGTGCTTGGATCAGAATAATACTCAGCCATAAAACTTGTGTCTCTTTGTTCTAAATAAAATTGATTTCCCGCTGCATCTTTAAATTGTACATATCTTATAAATCTTAAATCTGCTGGAATTGTTATATATCTATTTCCAACAATTGCATTTGAAGTTGCATAAAATCTGTCTTGATCAGAATCAACTTCTCTATAAATTTTATTTTCAGAATTTTTAATAATAGTATCTAAAACAGAATCAGATAACACAGTGCTACTAACTTCTGTATAGTTTCTAATATCGTCTCTTAGGTTTGTTAAAGTATATGCCATTATCCGTTTACTACTCCTAATGTTACTGGTCCTGCTGAACAATTAGCTCCACCACCTGATATACCACCTGTTGTAGCATTACTAGTGCTTGTTATATAAAAATAATTTATTGGATCTGTTAAAGAATCTGTTGTTGTGTTTCCTGTAACATTTCCTGCAGAATCTATTTGTCCTAATGCAATTGTAAATCCAGATGTATTATTAAGGTCACTAACATTATCAAATGTAGGTATAGTTGCAAATGATTGTAAATTTCTTAAATCAGCTGGATCCGAACCACCAGGTCCAGCACTTGTTACTTGTGGTGCACCTCTAAATCTTACAACAGAACCAGCTGCTCTTTGATGATCTTCTGAAAAAACATTTACATAAGTTGTTCCACCATAAATAACTGTTGTAAAAGGATTATTATCTAAAAGTATTAAACTTGTTTTAGATGCTGGTTGTGGTCTTGGATTAAATAAAGCTTGTGGATCAGAACCAACTGGTTTTGGTTCAAGTTGTGGTTGCTTTGGTTCATACTCTGACGTGTGAACTAAAGATCCATTCCATTCTCTAACCATTTCAGTATATGGAAATGCCATTCCTGATCTGTCAGAAATTGCTAATGCTCTTTTACCTGATGCATATTTACCCATTATACTCCATCTCCATAAAATGTTTGTGGTGATATGAAACTAGATGTGCCTTGATTGTCTGCATCAAGAGCTCTTAACATTTCACTTTCATATCTTCGTTCTAATTCTCCAGATCTTTCTGGTGAAACTTTTTGACTTAAATAATATGCAAGACCTGAAATCATACACGGATAAAATCTATTAACTACATCTGATGTATTATTATAAGCACCTACGTCTTGTATTTTAGATAAATAATAAAAACAAAATTGAAAATTACTTGGTGTAGTAGAATCAGATACACTTGAACTTGGTGTAGTATATAAAAATATACTTGGATTTAATTTTCTTTGTACATAATATTGTGATGGTGTGCCTTTTGCTAATTTGTTTGGTGTAGCAGAATATGCAGATCTATCTATTTTTGTGAGTGCAATATCTGCTGGTGCTGTTGCATCGGAATTATTTCTATAATAAGCTTCTAATACAGAATCAATATCATTAGGAAAATTTGTAGAATCAGATGCATAATTATATTCTGCCTGACCTTCCACTAATGGAACTTTTGCAAGTTTAACTTTCCATAAATGAACACCTCTGTTTCCCCATTCTTGAAACATTATATTTAAAGATCTTCTTGCAGACCTTAACTGATAACCTGTTCTAGTTCCTAAAACTCCTGTTCTTTCATAAGCTTCTTCTATTATTTCATCTATTTGTGGATTAAATTCTGTTTCTCCTGAAGTAGGAGATATAGTTTGTGCGGTATTGCCCATACCAGCGTGATTAGTGCAATAATAAAATAATAACGGAGCTCCGGTAGTTCTAACTGGTGCAACAACTATTGTTGTGTTTGCGCCTGCATTTCCTGGTGTTCCTGTTGTAGTTACACCTGTTGTGTAAGATGCAGTTGGTGAATTATTTGCGTTTGTAGAAAAACGTAGAGGATGTCCTCCACCTGTTCCGTTAGTAGAATTTGATTGATCAAAAATATAAGTGTTGCCTTCTTGTAAATACAAGACAGGACTTACTTCGCCGTTAATATAAAATTTATTACCGGTTCCATATTGATTAGTGCCACTTGCTACAGTGACTGTATAAGTAATTGTAGCCACTTTTAACTCCTAGCCGAAGAATACGGTAACTGGTGTCGCTCTATCTAATGTAACTTTTAAACTTGTATCACATTTAATTCCTGTTCCAGGAAATTGAACGTATTGGGTTACAGCTCCTTTATTAGAGGAATCATCAGTTGCTGGTAAATTAAAAATAGCAACCGCAGTTGAATCATCTTGTATAGTTACTGTTGAAGCTGCCAAATTTTTAGGTTGAACCATATAAATACCTAGGCATCTTGCTGGTCCCGCAAAAATAGTATGTGTAGCTGCAGTAGCCACTGCCGTGCTATTCGCTTTTACATTAACTGGATATGTGCTCATATTTTATTCCTATTGTTAAAAGTGCTCCCGAAGGAGCACTTAATTATTTATTAACCTACGTCAGCGTTTTGAATGTAACCAACTGTTAACCAACCAACACCGGCTCCGGCGTTACCTGATGTAAGAAGTATTCTTCTATCAGTTGATCCAATATCTGCCCACGCATCTACTCTAGCTTTGCTAGCTCCAGCAGTAATTTCGATAATACCTAAAGTACCACCAGCAATTCCGCCAGCTGCTGTAAATGCAGTTGCATCTCCAACATAACCTAAGCCAGTTGTAGTTGCACCACCACTCCAAGCAACACTAACAAATAATTTTGCAAAAACCAATTGGCTGTTTGCAGGAATTATAATGTTTGTTGTTAGAGGAGCAGCTTGAGTTACTGCTTCTGTTTGGGTTACTAACACAGAACCAATGTTTTTCATATCTGAACCAACAGTAGTTCCTGTAGTGTTTAAAATCGTTCCCGATCTTATCGGTCCCGAAAATGTAGTATTTGCCATATTGTATCCTCCTAGTTTCCGAACATAGTCTCTAGGCCGTCGACTATACGCGTCTATGTTCTAATTAAATGTATAGTGTGTCTTTTATACAACACATTTTAATAGAGTGCAAGAGAGCCTACGGTATTTGTTTAATTTAGTGAGTAGCTTTTGTTTATTAAGTAGCTACAGAAACTTGAGCGGCAACACTTTCAATTGCATTTTCTCTGTTTGCAATTTTGGCCTCTTCGAGCTTAATGTCAGTAATGACTTCTCTAATTTTGTCATCTATTCTGACCATATCTAGAGTATATTTGCCTTCTTGTTCATACTCCAGCTGCCACTTCAACTCCAAGGACCTTTTTTGTTTGTACAGGTCTAGTACCATCTATAACCTCCTCATAGGTTATTCTGTTTATCTTGGGATCATTCATTTCTCCAAGATATTCCCATTTTACACCTTTTTCTCCCAGTTTGTCAACTATTGAATTTTCAATAGATTCAACGTTATCTTCCGCAAATACTTCGAATTCTGCGTGATATTGATAAGCATTGATTTTAACTAAGAATTTTTTCATTCACACCCTCTATTTTAAGATTGAGGCGGAACTGTGTCCGCCTCAAAATTTTATTTATTATGTTGCGTTTGATCCGAAGATACCTCTAGGGTCAGAGAATCCGAATACGTATCTCTCTCTAGCTTTGTATCTTACGTTGCCAGTGTCAAAGTCACCTTCCATTGAAGTTTTGATAGGTGCTCTAACAAAGTGCTTAAGACCATTAGGTACATCTGTCTTGATAAAGAATTTCTTAGATGAAGTCAGATAGTGGTTTACTGTGTATCCTTGCGGAATCATTCCCATATTTCTAACTGCATTGATATCGTTATCAGCAGTACCTACTCTACCTTCAGACTTCATAAGTCTTTCAGCAGTAAACTGAAGCGCTGAAGGAATAATTAATTTAGTTCCTTGTGCTGCAATTTTTAGGCCTCTTTCATCAGTAAACGCCGCGATGTCAATCAACGACTGTTCTAATGAAGTTTCATTAAGATCAGCAGCTGTTGCTAACTCGTTTGAGAAAGTTCCAGCTAATGTAGGGTGAACAGTAGAACATAATTCTACTCCGTCACCACCAGCAAAATTTGCATCGAACGCGTTGTTCAATACTGCTGCTGCCTTAACTTGCTTTGTGTTTGCCATAGATCTCGCTAACGCTTTTGTATATCTAGACGCAAGTCTGTCATACAAGTTATCTTCGATAGCTTCTTCTGTGATTGCAAACGCCAACGCAATTGTTTCGTTTGTGTAACGAGCTGTGTAAGTTTCTTGAGCGTCGTCAAAAGTAACACCTTGTCCTTCAGGTTTTACTGCTGCGTTCGCGAAACCTGATAACATTACTTCCTCTTCGAAAGCTCTGTCTGAAGTTTCTGTGTCAAAAATCTCAGCGTGCTCATTAGCGTATTGTTTGTACTCTAGTCCGAATAAAGCATTCAGACCAGGCTCTAGTTCTTTAACTAGTTGTGCTCTTGATATAGCCATAGTTATTTATCTCCTTATTCGCTATTAATACAACATACTAGACGGTAAGAACGATACAATTATATTAGCACCAGCTGCTGTAAGATCTTTGTTTTCAGGATCTTCAGCGCTTCTTACTAATCTAAATTGAGCAGTCGTACTTGCCGATGCAACGTCTAACGTAGTGATCGATTGACCATCTTTGTTATCTGTTGCTGTGTAGTTGTTTACGTTCATCGCATTTTGTGCTCCAAGCATAGCTTGAGTCACAGCTGCATCCGCTTTAACAACATATTCCTGTTGAGGATTGTCGTTAACGAAAGCAATAATGTCGTTTGAACCTGTGTTGTAGTTGATTGATGTTGCTTGTGATGCAACGACATTGTTTGAAAATGTAGGTTTTCCAGCAGAGTCAATAAAAAATGCTCCATTGAAAACACCAATACATCCGGGTTCTGCGTTACCGCCGGCTGTTGACCAAGCTGTTCCGCCTACTCCCCCGTTATCTAACAATGTGAACGCTACGTCTTGGATATATCCTTGATTACCTGCATCTTGCACGTTCATTGGATCACCCTTGTTTGACGCTACGCCCGGTGCTGTTTGGATTTTGTATTCAGACTGTCCAGAAGTCGCTGGTGTGTTACCAACGTTCATAACCATTCTTAAACCAAATCCAGTTGTACTAGCATTTGCCATAGTTGTTGTCTCCTTATGTACCTGCCCCGAAGGGCCTCCAGTACGGGTTTATATTAATCGTTGGTTTAGGAATTACTAAAAAATTAGCTTTTCTTTGTACCACCGAAGGTTACACGAGTATCAGAATCTTTTGAGAATCTCATACTAGGGTGCTGTTCCTTCATAAGATTGTTATTAATTGCTTCCTCTTTGTCTTGAGTCTGTTTTCTATAGTACTCTTCAATTTGAAGCGCAATCTCCTCTGGTATCCTTGCCAGCAAAAGGCCTCCAACTCCAATGACTCCTGCGTATTTGCCTTCACTCATAGTTGGGAAATCTCCGTCAGGATATTCGTCAGCTTTTACAAGCTCGTATCCTTCTCTTAGAGAAGCTGCTACGTTTTTCGTATCGTTGAAACCCATAGTTTCAGCTCTAATCCATCTATGCCTATAGCCGTCTGGCGCAGGTGGTGCATCAAGTGATGAGGGTGGAGTCCAAGTTTTTTTCTTTTCAGATTTAGTTCTTGTTTGACTCGCACGTGAAGTCTTCATTTTTTCATTTTCCATATGCCTATACTCCTTCCGTGATATTTAATTGTTTCGCATATTCTTCTAGTGGCACACCTA